AATGCCTGCTTCATAAAACGATACACCTGCGCTCGGAATGGCTCCTCAAGGCTCATCATTCCCACGGGGTGAAACCTAGAGTAGTGCAAGGCCAATTGGCTCACTAGCGCAGACTTTGCGCTGTTGTTTGGCCCAGCAACGAGAGTTACCTCGCCGGGACGCCACCCCCACCGCTCGTTCATCGCATCCCACGGCATCGGCACGCCGCTGTTCTTGCCATGCTCCGCCATCTCAGACCAAAGCTGATCCTTAGCGTCCGACATCTGGGTAAGACGCATTGACTCAAATTGGCTTAACCGTTCCGCTAATTGGCTTGGGGATAGGTCACGGATGTCTTCATCTCGAATGGGCTGTAGTACCTCACTCATAATCCAGCCCAATTCTTACGAACCGCCTCCTTAAAAGCCGCATCCCAATTAACGTAGGTGTAGCCTTTCGCTACCGCTCGGTCTACAAAATGGTCTAGGTGCTGATTCAGAGAGCCATGCCCGTTCCGCAGCGCCCAATCCCTGACCTGATCTGAAATAGAAAAATCAGAAGGAATAGTGGTTTTCCTTTGTATCTTTCTCTTCTCTTCTTTTCTATTAGGAGGGATTTTCTCCTGATCTACTCCAGAGTTTATCCTGACAACATTGTTCTGACGCATTAACTTCACGGTGTATTCATCTGATCTGCTGGACATTTTCAGGCACGTTATGCGCCCTTGTGCGTTCTCAAACAAACCCAATTCACACATAAATCGCATCATCTCTTCCACCCTGTCTCGATGGATGTTGATCTCTGCTGCGATAAGCTCTGCGTCCTCCTCCAACTCGAACGTCAAGTTATGAGGCTCAACGGTTCTGGCTACGCACTCTAGTAGATACCAATAAACCCCATAGCCCTCCATTCCATACTTCAGCCGTAGGCGCTTCAACTTTGCGTCCATGCTGGCGGTAGAGTCGTGCTTAAACCATTTCATTTAGACGCCTCCCGCTTGACCATTTTGGAAAAGCCAAACTCCTTGCCGCCCCGGAGGGCGGCGCGTTCAGCCTCAGCTAACTGACGGTCATTGAGAGGCTTGGAGTTATTGGCTAGGTCAACGATGTAATCGTCGTTTGTGCGCTCTTTGATGCCGTTACGCCGGGCTATACTGGCGTAATGCCGATCCTCCTCTGGATAAAGCTCCTCCCAAGAAACGCCGACAGCGCTTATGACATCCAGGTTAGAGCAACCGGCCCAGCAATGTAAAAGCAGACGCCCATCTTTCCCGACATCAATCGCCAGAGACGGGCTGGTGTCCGAATGAGCCGGACAACACGCGATCCAGCTTCCTTCCCCCTTCTTCTTCACCTTCTGAAGTCTGCTTAAAAAATTGCTGTAACTGCTCATTTGGCGTTTGTCCCCCTTGCGCTTCGAATTGCGCCCTTTTGTTTGATTTAATAAGCATGGATGCTAATTCACTCTCATCTATGTCCAGAGCGTCACAGATTTTGAGCAGTGTTGTGACTCGCAAATCGCTTTGATTGCGCCAGCGGCTTAGTTGTTGCGGTGTAGTGTCAATACGCCTTGCTAATTCTGCCGCTGATACCTTCTTTCGAGCCTGCATTTCTTTTACCAAATCACCAATCATCTTAAAACCCCGGATCAGCTTTGACGGGAGCCTGCTCTTTCTGATTAGGCTCGTAAGTGTTTTCTTTCGCATAGGGCTTTCCGCCCTTAGAAATCAAAAACTCCATGTTCAACCATTCGGTGTCCGGGTTTAATTCCAGCCATGCCGTTATGAACTCTCGGAACTGCGGGATGTTGATATTGCAATTCCCGATCTTCCAATCAGGCGCATTTGGATTGCGCTCCTTGGGGTAAACACCCCCGATTAACACACCATCATTGCTCATCAGCGAAAATCTCCTTTCTTGCTGCGTTACTTTCATTTGTGCGGAAAAATGCCCGCTCCTCGGTGGTAAAAACCCCACCCTTTGATGGCGCTAAACCAAATAACGCCTCCAAATCATCATTGTCGATGTCACAGTAATAGCGGTTAGCCTCTAAAACATCGCCCACTTTGACCAAATGCTTCATGTCTACCACATGATTCCAATGCTTCCGCACGGCGTTTAAGTGCTGCAATAACTCCATGCCTCTGATGCGGCACGCCTCAAGATCAGCTTCTGCCTGCTTCACGTTACCCGCCTTTTCTTGAAAGTCATCGGCCTCCTCTTCGCTGTAGGCGTCACCATGCAAACCAACCAGCTTGAGTATCACGCGATCCTTGGCTCGCTTTTCTGCCATAGCGCAGTAGTATTTGTTGTGGCTGGTAGCGGCAGATGCCTCACCCACCGACCACTCTGATTTACCCTCTAGCCTGCCTGTAACACAGATAGCCGCGAACTCTGGGCTAATGTTTAGTGGCTGCGGCGCGTCAAACTCAATCTTCAGGTGCATCGCCACCTTCTCTAATGCTTTGTGCTTCACGGCCCATGTCCCCGACCGCACTTCCCAGCAGGCGCTTTTGCCATCCTCTCCTACGGCCTTCAGAAGCTCCTGTAAGCGCTTTGGTATTGAACTCATACATCCTCCTTTCTGGTTCCGTTATCTTCCATCTGAGCAAGCTCATAGCCCCTGCTGTAGCCATAGCGGTATGCCTCTGACTCAAAGGGGGTAATCCTGCTGTAATCGTGAACGTAGCCTGCCAAGAACCCGTCGAAAAATTCACTTCTTAGTTTAGGCAGGATGTCTGCAAACTGCTCCTCAAATATCCGCATAGTGTGCTGGATATCAACTATTTTGGCCTGACCGAAACACTCAGAATGCCTCATGCCGCGCTCAATTAAATCGTTTTGATCAGGAATCATTCGGTCCACTCCTCGTATCGCTCTACGCGCAGAAGTAACCATTGATGGATTTGCTCTTGCAGGTAGCCCCAGATAGCCTTCGCAGTTTCGTAAGCAACTGGCGGCAGGCCGTCAATCTCAGCAGCGTCCATTGTCTGCATGACCCACTCCATCTGACTCCGCACGCAATATGGTGCAATCTCAGAGAGCCAATCGTCATAACCGTCTTTCAAAAACTCCAAAACCAGGTCAGCGCGTAATTGCGCTAGGTTGCCCGGCGCTGGACCCACCTCACCCGCAGAGCTCAGCAATCGAGACGGATAATCACGCCAATCTGGGTCGTGCTTAACGACCTCCTCCACTAAATCAAGCCAATGCTGGCCCCTATCAAGTACGCTCATATTTCCTCCAATGCGGTAAATCCGCAAAACAAATAATAAGCCAGTTTGTTTAGGTTGTACTATATTTTTTTGTTCTTAAACTAGGCAACATACAAAACTAACCGATCTAAATCATTTCTGGGGGAATGTCATGGATCATCCACTGCTCGAATTTTGCACGACAGATAAGCAAAGGCAGTGCGTCCGCCTCAATTGCATTGAAGGGTTGTCTCAGTATGAGATTGGCAGAAAGCTGGACATAACTCGTAGCGCCGTCCGAGACCACCTAAAAGTTGTAAAGGATAAGGCCGCAAGACGCGGTTACAGCCCAGATCATGACTGGAAAAACCCCGTTCCTGACGGTCATAAAATTAAGGGTGTATCAACATTTTATGATGGGGAAGGCACTGCTATCCGGCAATGGGTGAAATCTCAGACAGATGAAGAGCGTCAGTTTGAAATTTTAGTTGAGCGAATAGAGGCAGCTAATGAGGGGCTTCCGAAATTTAAGCCCCTAGCAGCCCCGAAAACCGTAGATGGCGATTTACTGACCTTGCTCACCATAACCGATTTCCACTTGGGTATGTATGCCTATGAAGCTGAAACCGGGGATGATTGGGATGTCACCATAGCGCGAGACGTTTTCCTCAATTCAGTACACGACATGATTAAGGCATCACCGAAGTCTGGCACCGGGATTCTTTGTCAGCTAGGAGACTTCTTGCACTGGGACGGAATACTTAGTGTCACGCCGCAGTCAGGTCACATTTTGGATGCCGACACCCGCTACGGCAAGCTGGTTGAATTGTCCATGTCTGTCATGACCGAAGCCGTCAAGATGATGCTTAAACATTTTGCCAAAGTTGTTGTCATTTCAGCGGAGGGAAATCACGACATTTCGGGAAGCATTTGGCTACGGAAGCATCTTAAACACCTTTTCGCTAAAGAGCCTCGACTTGAGGTTATTGACAATGACTTTCCTTATTACGCTTACCTACACGGTCAAACCATGTTGGGCTTCCATCACGGTCATAAAGTAAAGCTGGCGCAGCTGCACAAACTATTCGCTAGTGAGCCTCGCTTCCGAGAGATGTGGGGGGCGTCCACTAGCGCGTATTTGCATACTGGGCATCTGCATCACGAGAGAGTAATTGAAGACGGCGGGGCAATCGCTGAGATGCACCCGACCCTAAGCGGCAGGGATGCGTATGCAGCTCGAGGGGGTTGGGTATCAAGACGCGGGGCAAAGGTTATCACTTACCACAAAACAGATGGTGAAGTTGGCAGGATTACAGTGAGGCCAAGAAGATGATACCTATATTTAAAGTCCCAATGGGTAAGGGTCAGATTGCTTTACTAACAGAGACAATTGGCGGGGCCATGTCTAACAGCACCAGCCCAGAGCTAACAGACGTTTACACCGACACCTTCCCAGATGGCGTAACAGTAGACATCACAATAAATGATTTTGTTAAGATTTGGTTGACTTGCTATTGTTGCGAGCTAGAAGAGCTCGAGGGCGAAATTGAGTTTTTAGTTTCAGACCAATCCGACAAGGTTCATTAGTACGACCACACCGTAGGACCGGGCCTGTCATCGCACCAATCTAAATGAATAAACCGCAAAGTCCCGCGCTGATTGACGCCTACTCGCGGAACATTATGAGCAAATGCCACTTTCAGCAAGGCATGAGCTTTGTCCAATTCAACAGCCAAGTCAACAGCCTTGCCTGTAGTGTGAGCCCCAGGCGGTCTACCATTCGCTATTTTGTCAGCCTCAATTGAGTGTTTTGGGCATCTGTAGCCTGAAGATACAGGTAATGGGAAGCCTACTTCTTCACGAATATCGTTTAGCCGAGCAAGAGCTTGCTCATCAAACCGATACGTCCCGCAGCCGCACTTGCAGCGCAGCTCATCTTCACTGAAATAACTCACTCTTTCTTGCCTAGAAATAAACCAAATGCCCCGGTTAGCGCGCCCGTCATAACTGACACGAGAGCGGCTTGCTCTGGGTTGGGGTCAGGGAGAGACATAAACCACTCAACGGTGCGATATGTCATTGCAATCATGGCAAACATCAGCAATCTGGGGATGATGCGCCATGCGTTAAGTTGCTCTGGGGTCATGACTTTTTGAGCTTCATCAGCTTGTCAGCGCCCTTAATCCCGAAGGAGGCGCTCACAGCCAGAAAAAGTAAGTATTGATACCAAGACGGTAAAGTATCAAGTGCATCAAAGCTATCGCGAACGCGACCAACAATAGTGGGATCATCCATGACAACAGAGTATGCCAAACAAAATAAAGGCGCTGCCAAACAAATAGTCCAAAATTCGTCTTTCCAGCTCGACGCAGAAGCCGCCGCCATCTTAGCTTCCCAATCCGCATCATTTTGGATAACTTGGAGCTTGGCTTGGTGCTTGGCTTGCGCTTGCTCATGCTTGTTGGTGAGATAACCAGATGCAAGATTAGCTATCGGCCCTATCAATGCCTGTAGCATCAACGGAAACGCCTATTAAAGCGGCGATATACGTCTCGCGCTGTATCAGTCTCCCATATCCGAATTGCAGTCCAAATAATCGTTAAAACGGCGGCAATCGCTGGGAGTAAACCAGCAAGAGCGCCAACGCCTGTCGCTACCGAAACAGTATCCACTACTTGCTTTAACCCCTCATCACTCACCGTTTTATCCTCTACTTACTGCAACGGGTTGCTTACCGCATCCATTGCATTCCACAAGTCATCTATTTCGCGTCTAAGGCTTTGCATTCTATCATCATATTTACTGACTATATCAGCTTGACTTTCGACCGTGATAGCACTTTCTCCGGCCTGCCGCTCCGCTGTCTCTACTCGATCACGCAAATCTAGTAGCTCTCTCTGGCGCTCCATAATCTGCTCCAGATTAGCCCCTAGCTCTGCCAGCTTGCCCTGTAGCCCAGCGATGTTTTGGTCATCAATCCGAGCGAAAAACTGAGAAGCAGCCCATATGCCGCCGCCAATGCTAGTAGCCATAGACAGAACAATAGCGATCCAAACACCTTTGAAGCTAGTGCCATTAACATTTAGCTCAACCCCATCTAAACCTGACATCTCAACCGCCCTGACAGCTATCGACTATTGAAGGATCTTGGAAGAACGCGCATGGGTTATAAGTAGGCCCAGTCTGGTAGAACCCGCTAGTCTCACCCTCTGTCAGTATTTCTGCCGTTGTCTTAAAGTAATCGCCAACCGATACCGCAACCGTTGCAACCACCTCGTTAAACTTCACCGTCACATCGCCTGTAGCCGCATCAAAGAACGACTCAGTAGCATCGGCATACGTTGTATCTAGCTGTGCCGCCTGCTCGTTTGCGCTGTCAATGAGCTCCGGGCTAGACGCTACCGCCATAAATGCAGCAGCAGTCTGGGTCGTTTCTTCTACGTTTGTTAGCGCATCGTTGTAAATATCTACCTCTGCGTCCTGCAGCGTAACGTCATTTGTGTTGAGGTATTCTTGCACTGCCGCAGCCTTTTCGTTGTCCCCAGCTGCTTGGGCGTCAGTGGCAATCTCATTTACCCGGACAACCTCAATCACCGCCTGCGCCGCATCTACATAAGCGTCAACCGCTACGGCAACCTGGTTCATAGCTTGATCTGACGCCTCATTGAAATATTCTTGAGCGCCAACATCTATGGGATACGTTGCTGCCTGTACTGCAGCCACCGCAGCGTTATAAGCATCTGCCTGACCATAGCTAATCAAGCCATCAGTTACTGTGCCTACCGGAGCAATGCCGCCCGTTTGAGCGTAGGCAGCCATTCCGCCGACCGCCCTTATCCCGTAATCAAACGTAGACCGGATTGACGCACTTGTGCTTACAAGATCATCAATCCCCGCCGCTGTTAGTGCTGGTGCGGAAACGCTCGCTAATACTAGCCCCGCTATCGACTTCTTCAATTTCATCTGTTTCACCTATGTTCAACATGGCATCGTAGTAGGGCTTTCTTTTCACATAGTCCGGTATGAATACCGTGGGCAACTGGCGCATCGCCATCATTGCCGCTCGACCTACCACTAGCTTGCCATTTACCAATATTGGGCAAGGCGTCCCAGACGTAAACATCGCTGTCCAGATTTCTTTCTCTTGGCACATGAGGCTTACTGCCGCAATGCTCATGCCCAATTCCTTGAGAGTCTTAGCGTCTTTGCGCCGATTGCATTTTTCGTCTTGCATATATTGCCCAGCGGAGATGCCAATCATCACAAACTGAGCGCCGCCTGATTTTGATTTTAGGCAAGTGTCGTTGCCGCTACTCATCAGGCTAGGAGAAATGGCGCTGTACACCGGCATCTGACTGCTAGACCCAGCACCATTAAACGTCTTTGAATTGTTTGTTGTACTGTTGTTGGAATTAACAGTACTGTCTTGCGTGTTAGTGTTGAGGTCGCCCTGCTGATCGTTTTGCGCGTTTGCACTTACAGCCAGAAAAACAAACAGCAGGAACCACCTCATAGCATTAGTTGCAAGTCACTACGACTTTGCCATCATCATCCGTTGTAATCACACAGCCCTTATTGGTCGCAGTAGCGTACTCTAGCCAATCTTGGTTGGTCGTCCAGATGCCTTCCATCCCGATTTTTCCGAGGCTGTGCAGATTCGTTAGGGCATTAGTGCCAAGCGTCACAAGGTTGGTCATGCCAGCAGTACCCATGTTGTAGGTTGCGTTTAGGCCGTCTTCAGCAGTAGCGCCAATTTGGGTAAAGCCAGCTACGGCGATCTCAGCGTTAGTATCAAATCCTTCTGTACCTAGAGTGACTGCGCCATCAATACCAGCAGTACCTAGCGTTACCATGCCGTCAATCCACGGCGTGAAGTCTACGTTTGATGCCGCCTCACCCATGCTGACAAATGAACCGTAGAGCGCCTGCTGCGTAGTTGCATCAGCACTGATACGAGCAAGATCAACCTCTGCCGAGTACCGAGCCATTGTCTTGGTTGAGTCTGCCTGCATCCACATCATGCCCAAATTACTGATCGGGGCAGCTAGTATGCTTGCCCATTGGATTGCCTGAGACTGCTGGGGAATAGGCTGTACAACAGGTGTCTGTGTCATGGCTAGAGCCATAACCGCAGCACTAGCCGCTTGTCCATCGCCTGCCGCCGCAATAGCCGACAACGCATCGAATTTTGCCTGCGCTGCTCTGGCGTTAGCTTCAGCACTTTTTTGTACCGCTTCGTAGTATTGAGTAGTAGTTGACGCACACCCAACCAAGCCCAATAACGCTACCGCACAAATCAAATTTTTCATGTCAAATGTCCTTCCCTAAACTAAAGGTGAAAGGCTTATAACCTTTCTTGTCCAGCACCCGTTGCCAGCCTTTACGGCCCGCAACACTCATCCCAGTACAGCCGCTTAACTTTGCATAGTGTACCGCCGATTCATCCATATCAACAATAGTGTCCATATTTCCGCCCGCTAGGAAGATATGTAACACTTTTTTGCGCGGGTAACATATGATCTCAGTTACAGCGCAGGCATCGTCAGCAGGCCAAAACTGCATTAAGCCTTTTTTTACGCCATCTACGATGTCTTCAAATATGTGGGTGTTGCCCCCTCTGTCTAATGCCGCCTCAATCCACGGTTTACAGCGGTCTAGCTCTTTATCTAAATCCTCCATTTACGCACTCCTTACGGTTGAACTTTAACAAAACCGTTTGAATCAACGTAAAGCGCCCCCGATACAGATGTGCTGCTCGGCAAGCTGTTACCTTTAGACATTAAAACTTGCACAAATTCGTTACCAACGGAAACAACCAGATAGCCATTGCTTGCGTCATACAGCAAAATGCCGTTTTCAGTTGCCACATCGGACGTTTGCTTTTGCGATATCAGCGCCCTGACCCGGGTTAGGTAATCGTTTAGATCCTCCGCCCATAAATGCGGTGTCTCTCTGGAGTACGGTGGTGGTAACTCTCTGCTCACCGCCTTCCTCCGCCGCTGATACGCAACCGGACATCACCTACACGCCAGTTAGCCTCTGCATCGCCGTCAATCCGAACCCTAACTTGCCTGCCCGTCATCCTAACGCTTGTCGGGTTTGTTGGGTCAAACGGGCCATGCTCAGTCTCGCTTCCGTTAGGGTAAAAGCGAGTTTTAAATTTAACGCTGACCTCGCCCTGCGTATCCTCTTCTGGGATCATCTCCGTAATACGCATAACCGTGTCACCGTCAGCAATGTTTACGGGGCCACTTTCAACAAATACCGCGCTACCCTCATGACCATATCCTGACTCATGGCGATATACCGCGCCATCTGTGCCAATCCACATCGGGTCCAAGAACACGCCAGAATCTACGCCAGTGCAGCGCCCAAGATCGCCCACAAGCCAATGGTTTTCGTTGTAGTCGTAAGCAACGTACCGGGTGTTTTCGCTTTGGCCTTCGCCAGGGTAAAACCACCAAACCTCGTTAAATTTCTGATTAGCAACACAGAATCCGTGGCTAATTCGGTCTCGGTTCATCTCGGTAAATACCTTGTCATGCACCTCGCATGGAAGAACTCGAGCCGTTGAACCGTCATATACAAAGAAGTTGCGTTCACCCATCCAGAAGGCTGTCGGGCCTACAGAAGCCAGCATATTGCGACCAACTAAGCCGCACGAGTTGCCGATTTTCTGAAACCCAAACACCGTAGGTGGCCCCTGATACGTTGCGACCCACGCATCTATATCTGTACAGATCAGGGTTCTACCTCGCACCCTTGCCCCTGCAACAATCTCGCCTGATGTCTGTAGCTCAAGGTCGCCAGCCTCGTTAGTAACCGCTGGCTGCCACTCGTACAGGTTTTCACGGTCACACCACTGCACCTTCCGAGTGTTGCCGCCTGCGCCAAGGCAGAATACAAATCTTTCAGCGGTAACAACTATCGCTTTGTTTGATGTTGGCACTTCGCTAGAAACGGACACTGATGAGTTAGCAGAAACAAGTGTTGCAACCGTTGTCGTAGGACTTGCCGCAAATGCCGACACATCCAACTCATACAAGTTGCCGTCTGCATCAGACAGCGCAACCAAGTCTTCACCCCAGTTGTCTAGCGTCCAATTAGTAGCCGCTGCGACCGTGTAGTTTCTTTCTCTGGGTACGCCATAAGCGCCAGAGCCATAGTTTTTACCACCGTAACCAAGGTTTTCAGTCGCTTGTGCAATGCCCGCACTGAACCCTGCCGGGGTGATGTCGTAGACAACATCGTTGCCGTCTATCATCGCTAAACGGTTGTATGACCCAGCAGCAAGGTATGGCGATCCATTATTTGACGCCCATGCGTGTGAGCCTCTGGACTGCCTGTTGGCTTGGCGTACCGTTATCTCAGTGAGCGTAATCGTGTCTGTCTCTCCGCCCGTAGCAGAGTCAAGCGTAATAACTAGATTGGTGTTTGAAAGCGATCCGCCAGTGGTGATCGAAAACGAACTACGGCCTGTTGTCGTAATGTTTGTGCTGGATGCCACCCCGCCAAGGGTGATCGTTGCTGACGCCCCTGTAGACACCGCTGTTACGTTTACATCTACGACATAGCTGGTTGAGACCGCCAGCACACTCGACAAGCTCTGCGTGATGCTCGCCGCTGTGCCTGCCGTATTGCTCAACTGCAGCGTGTCAATATCTGCATTGTAGTTGGTGTTAGATAGCGTCCACTTTGACGAATCTTCTAGGTGCGGGTCATTGCTAATCGTTTCAATGTTTGCCGACTGCACCCAGCCGCCTACTGGCTGCGGAGCGTTGTTAGTCCAGCGCACAAGGCTAGAGTCAAGCCAGCGCCCCTTAGAGTCTAAGTCTACGCCGTGACTATAAACGCCTGCGGGAATGTCCAGCTTGAATAGGGGCATTAAGATGTATACCCAATAAATGAACCGTAAAGAGTGCCGCCCACATTCCAGATTTGAATCCAGTTTGTAGCACCCACCTCAAGCTCTGGGGCAGACCCAAACAGCCACTCCATAGTGGGCCATGTGATGTCGTCAGTAGAGCCAACAGAGGTAAAACGCAGGGTTACGAACTCGCCAGATGCAAGGCTTGAGGTGATAGTTACGTCACCCGCCATCGCGCACGTTTGGACCGTCCCGTTAGCTGGGTCAACATTCTGAGTGCCTGATGTGCCTAACGCATGGACTTGCTCAGTAATCTTGCCATCTACGTCAAGCGCGGCGACCTGATTTAGCGTCATGCCTGATGTGGTATAGCTGTTGAGGTTTAGTACAGTCCCACCGCCGCCACCCCCAGCATTCAGCAGAGTGTCCAAAGATGTCCAGTTATTGTTGAGTTTTGTACCCCACGCATCGGAGTCGCCACCGATTGCGGGAAGGTTAAAACTGAAATTTGTAGTAGTAGTCATAGCTGCTCTCGCTCTTAATCCCTATATTTTACTACGGCTAATAAATTATTTTGCCACTTTCGTTGACGGGTAACGCCTTGATCTTCCGGGCCACACAATCCTTACCGCGCCTTCTTTGCCAGAATATCCGTAAAATCCGGCACCAATCGAATTAGCCCCTGCTGGGGTTGGACCGCCGCCGCCATATTCCTGATCATCTTGTCCTGAGTCTGTGCCTTGGTCATGCGACCCTGGGCTGCCATCGTTCTCTCGGATCGTATTTTCTGACGTATTTGCAGTGTCATAAATACCACCAGCGCCGGAAGTACCCTGACCATATAGACTCACACCGCCGCCATAGCCCCCTTGTCTTCTAAAAGGGCTGAAGCTGCCACTAAGCCATTTTCCACCAGCGCCGCCACCGCCACCACCGCCTGACCCAGCGGAGCCGTTCCCTGTTGCGCCGTTACCGCCATTTCCAGCATAGCCAGCAGCACCGCCACCACCGGGGCCAGCAGAGCTAAATCTGCCATTGGCCCCAGAAGCGCCGCTTCCGCCTGCATATGATCCCTTTCTGGAAACTTCCGCCGCCAAAATGGTAGTGTCGCTGTTTGTGTTGTCGCCGCCTGCACCGCCTTTTGCTTGTATTAAAGTCGTGCCGCTGCGGGATATTGATGACGCGCCGCCGTTACCCCCTGCGTCGTTAACCCCGCCAAAGTTGTATGCCCCGGCTGACCCACCATCACCAACGACTACGGTAAGCTGCTGTCCCGGGCTAACTTTTATCGTCCCGTAGGCTAACGAGCCTCCGTCTCCAGCTTCACAGAGATAGTTGCTAGAGCCGCCGCCACCGCCGCCAATACAAACACACGCTATATACTCAACATTATCTGGAACAGTAAACGTGTGGGTTCCCGGGCTGAATATCTGCTCCCCTTTTGCGGGCAGACCCTTGGCTTTCACCATTGCTCTAAACATTACACATTACTCCAAGTGTCGCCAGGTTCTGGCCTGTCTGCCCAGATCGCGGATGGCTCCACCCTGTCTGTCCATGTGTCGCCGGGTTCCGGCTCTGATTCCCACTTCAAGCGTCCTGATATCGCCATGACCCCAGTAGCGGCAGATTTTGCGCCTGATTTAGTAATGATCCTAACTGTTGATGCTAGTAAATTACCTTCTGCTGCTATCAGGGCCGCGCCAGCATGATTCATCCCGGCACCAGCGTTGGTGACGCTAACTGCAGCCGCTTGTATTCCGGCCTGCTGTACTCGATACGGCGAAAGCGTAGTGCTAGAGGCTGCCGCAGAAGCGAGTGCCGCCGGGAGTACAAGCCCCGCGCCAGCGTTAGTGGCAGATGCTACATCAGAAGATGCAGCGGCATTAAGATAATCGCCTTCTGCGTATCCCTTTGCCCAATACCCTGACGCAACATATTTGCTCATGCAATCAGATCGCCGCAATAATCAAAGCAAATGGCATTAGTTAGCTCCCTCTAACGCTTCTAGTCGCGTTGTTAAATCAGCAATAGACGATGCTTGCGCGTCAATAGTTGTTTTTTGCTCTTGAATAGCTTTAGTTAACAGCGCAACCATGTTTCCGTATGCCAAAGCCTCTGGCTCATCTTCAGTGTTGTAATCTACAAACTCTGTTAAGCCCGCATCGTGTACTTCTTCTGCAATAAACCCACCAAACCGTCTACCGTCTGCATCATTAATTCCCTCAAACGTAACAGGACGTAAATTCATTACATCAGACAGGCCGTAAGACATATCAGTAATTTCTGTCTTGTAGCGTCTAGATGATGTTGATCTCTGAAAACGTCCAGCGGGAGTAATTTGTACATTTGCGGAACTGCTAGTGGTGTTTGAGTATGTTGGGGTGCTTTCTAAATACCCATCGGTAGTAAAGCGCGCCGCGATAACACCAGACGTAGCTTGTCTAAATACAAGAGCGCCTGCGTTGTCGTGTCGTAAACCAACTTGCCAAAATCCACCATCGGTTTTCCATGACGTAGCGGAGTATCCGTTGGTTCCAGTAGCCTCGATTATTGCACCCGCTGATGTACCAGAAGTTTGCACTTTAAATTGGTTGTAAGAGTCTACGGTTGTAGTGCCAATGGCTACGTTACCGCCTTTTGGATTTAAGGATATAGTTTGAGCGCCTGCCGAAAGGTTTCGTGATTGAATAAAACCAATGGCGGTTGCGCCACTGTTATCCATGCCAAACTCAAGCTGATTGTTTGCGTTGCCGCCTTGTATTGAAAACAGCGGTGACTGCGAACCAAGCGCCCCGTCAGCGTCTGACGTAGAACCAGCAACGTGCAACGGAACAAGAGGGACAGTTATATTAACGCCAACACGCTCTGAGCCATCTACCGTAATTGCTGTGGCGTCTGCGCCATCATCAATGGCTTGCGAGAATTTACCTTGTGCTTTAGTCAGTGCCATTTTGATTACCTTATGGAATTAAATAGGCTACAGAGCCGCTAAACCGTGTGTTGTTGTTAAGTCCTGACACTGTCATATATTGAGCAGTGGTATTGCCTGACGTACTGATGTAAGACAGCCAACCGTATGAATTCGTTAGCTCCCACCACATAGAATTCACAGACGTAGACATATTAAGAAAATTGGCTATGCCGCAATCAAAGTTGGCGCTCTCTCTGCTAAAGGGCCAGCCTGAGAGCAAAACATAGTTACCAGACATATTGCCTTTATTACTTAACTGGACTGCGTAACTCGCTACAACAAGACGGCCTATTTTGACGTAATGCCCTTCTTGAGAGGAATATGTTTGTGATGCTGGAGTGGATTGACCATACCCAATCAAAGTTGGCGTCCACGTTCCTTCCTCGTAATCGTCAAGCGCATTTGAGGCGGCGGTATCCCCGTTAAAGGTTAAGCCGTCAGCGGTTACCCGCGCCCTTTCTGATGCGGTTGTGTTATTAGCTGATGAGGCATAAAACTTAACGTGACCGTTGCCGCTTGCGCTTGATAGCGTTACGCCTGCATGGGCTTTGCTCGTATTAACGAACGCGCCCGTATTTGGGTTTCTTTGCGTGTTTAGCTGTAGAGAAGTGCCATCAAAATCCAAAAATCCCGCGTTGGTTGTGCCGCCAATTTGTAGCGCCCCAGCACTATCGATGCGCAAACGCTCGACTCTGCTTGAGCCTGAGTTAAATACAGTAGACCCCGAAGAACTTACGCTTAATTGGTCTCCATTGTGGGCATAACCAATCTGACCCCTATAACTAGCATCGCCGCTCGTGCCGTCTGCAAAATGAAGATAATTATTATTGGTTGTGTTAGTTGACGCTATTGTTACGCCGCCTTCAGACCCAGCAGAAACTACTAGGTTTTTTGCATAGTAAGAAGATGGGCTGGTAGTACCAATCCCGACCTGTTCTGAACTATCTATGGTTATAGCTACGGCGTCAGCGTTATCGTCGATGCCCGTTGAGCTAAAATTGCCCAGAGGGTAATTCATCTGCGCCGTGCCAACCGTGCCATCAGAAGGTGTGCCAATGTCCACGGCGTCACCGATTACTAGGATGTAGTCGATCACATCGCTGCTGGTCAGCGCAGAGTCAAACACAATGTTAGACCCGGATACGGTATAGGCAGACTCGGGAGCCTGCGTTATACCGTTCAGCGAGACGATTAGGTTTCTAGCTGAAGCAGGGAAATAAGCAGTGCCGCCTACCGCCAGCGCATAAGTAGCGGTAGCTGACGTAGTTATAGCGTCAATTAGCTGGTACGCGCCTACTTCTGGCTGCTTTCCGATAAACGGCATTTACTTACTCCCCAGGCGGCGTATTTGCCGCGTCAAACTCTTGCTTGGCGTCAATGACTTCCTGCGTGTGAACAGCAGCGCAGATCGCCTGCACTTCTGCATCCTCATTACTGTAATCATCGCCTGCATTAATAACGTGGCGATGGAAACCGCGAGAGATTTCTGCGCCGTCTTTGTAGATGACCGTAGCTGTGCGTACTTGCACTGCCTTAAACTGGCCTACGACTTCTACCTTGTCTACTTCTACTGATTCTGTAAGTGCCATGTTTATCTCCTTTGGCTATGGACTGTCTGCCCCAATCTCCGAGAGGGGTAATTAAGTGGTTTTGTAGGTAGCACTGAGGTATAGATTAGTGTTGCTCGTACCTAGATTGCTAGGGTAAATAGATTCGGAATTTGAGCGAGTGTCTGTGTTGTACAGATAAAAAGAGGTCATCCCATGACCAGTTGAGCCAGACGTAGGCCAAACACTACTAAAGTTGTAAGCATATCCAATAGTAATGCTTTGATAAGCGGAGCTGTGGGCAGTAAAAGGCATACCGCCGACAAGCAAATACCCGCTCGCTGATCCAATAGACATAGAGCTAGTATCCAATCGACAGTGAACAGTTACGAGGTCGCCAATTTTTGTGTAGTGTCCGCTTCTCGTGCCGTAGCTAAGAGAGCCAAAACTGCCCGATGACGGGACATACGTTGGCGTCCATGTGCCTTCTTCGTAATCGTCCAAAGCGTTAGCGGCGGCTGAGTCTGAGCCAAACTTAATTCCATCAGCGTCAACTCGTAATCTGGTAGCCCCGACAGAACGCAGATATAAATAGTCTTGTGCGTGGTAATAGCCAACGCCCCCCACATCATTGTCATCAGGGTCAGAGAAAAAAATTACTGACTCTGTACTAGCGGGGCTAGAAAGCTGAATAGCCGCGTGTGAGCTATGCTCTACATGAAGTTGAGTATAAGAGTGAGCGGCAGTACCGCCAGATGAGCCACCATAAACGTGTAGCTTGTCAGACGGGCTTGCAGTGCCGATGCCCACTTGCTCAGAACTATCAATCGTGATCGCAGTAGCATCAGCGTTATCGTCAATGCCGTTTGAAGTAAAAGTGGTGACCGTAGCGGGCGCAGCAGATCCGCCGCCGATAGTCGCGCCGTCGATAGTCCCGCTGTTAATGTCTACTGGACTAGCGACCTCTGTTGGCTTCTTCCCAAGAAACGGCATCAGGTGATCTCCATGATTCCTAAGACAACATCTAGCGCGGACGCTGTGCCTGACTGAACCTTTAGGGCATCACCTGTTTCTAGGATGTACTTCTGCCCAGCCAGCGTTTCTAGCGTAGTGTTGCTAGGGATCGACACGTTCTCTAAAAGCTGGTGCGTAGTGCCTCCAGAAGAGTCGCTAAACTGCACCTGTACGTCAACGGCGCTCGTTGTCTTGTTGGCAATAGCCAAGCCCAGCACAACCGTTGTCGTGCTGCTCGGGGCCGTGTAGAGGGTGCTGTAAGCGGAGTGATTGACGTTAGCCAAAGCCGCATTTTTGAATGTGTTAGCCATAAATTTATCCTAGTGCGATAGCCAGCGCTGTCGCGTCATCTACAGTTGCGTAACTGGTCAGAGCAGAGCTAGTTATATAATTGCTATCGTTAGTCCACTGGCTTATGTTGCCGGATTTGTTGGTAAGCGTATTGGTACTCGCAGCCTCAATCTTGTTGTCATTCAGATTGATAAAGTTTGCGTCTACCTCGGCATGGGTCAGCGCAGATCCTTTTGCTGCAGTGCCGTCAGTTTGCGCCGTTGTCCGGGTTACAATGGTAGCCATTAGTTAAGTGTTACCTTCAGATTACCAGCGGTAATTCGCAGTACATCTCCGGTTGCGACTGTTTTTGACAGCGGAGTGCTGAAGTCAGAGGGATCGGTTAGCTGCGCGTAGGCGAGCATATTGCCGCTACTAGAGGCATCAAATATCCCCGCATAGGTAATCGTACCCCATGATCCGGTAGCCTCTGGGAACTCTATGTTCGCACTAGACGCCGCCGTAGTGGGTGACGTACCTGACACCGTAAATGCTGCCGTCTGCCTGGCGTAGCCGTTGCCAGATACCTCAGTGCCTGCCGCAGAGTCACTTGCAGTTGACGTAAACAAGCCAACGTACAAAGTAGTCGGCGCAGTGTAAGCCGTACCCCCAAAAACGTGATCGAGAACCTTGTCCTCAAGATAGTCTGAAAAACTCATCCTAATCCCCTTATCTTCATATTTAACCCGGTGCCGGACATAGATGCCGCATCACCTGATGCATTTACTTTTGATACTGCCGCGCCATATAGCTGCGCCCATATAGCCGTTCTGGAGTCTTCTGCTAAATATGGCGCTGAATGTATTAGTGCGCCGTACAAGTAAACATCAGGCGCATCTGTTAAAAGCCAATTCGTTGCGTTACTGCTTGAGAGGGCAGGAATCTTTTGATAATACAAAAGCTCTGTTTGATATGTCCCATCTGGTGACGGGAATACCTCAAACGCTCTTTCAGCGTGACGGTAATACTTGGGCTCTCCAGTAGCGTTCTCGACGCCAGCACGCTTGTCTGCCATTGCCGCCCCAGAAAGTAGCTGCAAATTCCGCGTCCCGCTATTTGTAATATGGATTCGGATGGTTTCCACCCAATCTGATGGGCGATCTAAATACTGCTGATCAAGGTCAGCCGTAGCCCGGTTCTCCATCTCATAGTGGCGGATGTCGCGGTTGATCTGCGCCTCAGCCAGCGTAATGAAGTCAGGAATGACCGATGTAAGATCATCCCTATTAAGGAAATCAGCAATAGAGCTTTTAAGCTCGGAGTAATTACTCAGGGCCATATTCATCGTCCTCCTCTGGAAGTCGAGGTATAAGCTCAATTACCGTAGGAGACATTGACCCGTCACTACTGGTTAAATCAACTTCAGTAGCTTTCAGCTTGGGTTCAGTGTACGCAGCGATCTTGTCCCATGCGTCAATACTAGCCCTAATATCGTTTGTCTCCCCGTCAACAGCCTTTTCGTGCAGGCGCACAGCTTGCTCTGCCATCCGCATAATTGGATGGAAATCATCGCCGTACATATCCTGCAACCGATTAAGCAAAAATGCTTTGTTTCGATTCGGGCTGCCTTTTCTGCTTGGCATTACTTCTTCCTCTTTTTCGCTGTTTTAGCCGACTGCTTAAACGCTTTTGCTGTCGGAGCGCCTTTAGAGCCGGGCTTTCGCATTTTTTCGCCAGAACCAGCTTTGATGCGCTTACGCTTTGCATGGATGTTGGCGTACAGCCCTTTTTTACTTGGCACGGTACTTCACCTTCTTACCAGACTTTTTAGCAGCTGCTTTTGCCTTTTTCATACCTGACTTAGTGTACGGGTACTTTTTCTTTCCTACCTTCGGCATATTTCACCTCACCATTTCGTCTTGTTTGCCCAATACGCCGCAGACATTTTGCCTTTGGCAATGTTCTTAGCATGACGCGCCTTAAAACTTTTTCGTCTATTCTTTTCTGTTGATGTTTTGGGGTTTTTGCCAGCCCCACTGACGCCTTGCTGCCCAAACCTAATTGTTTTTATCTTATCACCTTCTTTAGCCACTACGACATGACTTTTGGTTGGGTGACTAGGGGTTCTTTTAGGCTTGTTGTAAGCGCTTACTCCGGCTCTAGCCAGCCTACTGTCTTTCTTTTTCATTACGCAACACCTCGCAATCGCCTACGCAGCGGCTGTCCCCAATCAGACGTTTGCCGATAACCTACAGCCAAATACCTAAACGAATCTGCTGAGTGACTAGCCCAATCGTGCGCTGGCCTACCCTTCCAAACCATATTGTTGTCATCATACTCTCGATGATATGCCCGCAAGGCTTCTACGCCGTGGGCGCACTTCTCAGCGTCAAACCAGCACGTTGGCAGCATTGAGCGAACAGCTTGAATACCGTCATCTACGTTTAATTGCGGCGCAATCGTTACGTTTGTAAGGCCAAGAGATTGCAGGGTTTCTAAGCGTGATTTGCCGGAACCGAGCTCTCTAACTCTTACATCATGCGGTAAGATGTGCTGCCCGTAAACATAGCCTTTCTCTTGCAGCATACGAGCATAATGGTCTAAACCAACACCTGACGCTTCGTAATGGTCAATCAGCCTAGTTTCCGCCCCAATTTTTTGCGCAAACCAGATAGCAGTGCTGTCTCCAACGCCCAAGTCCCAGGCGGTAATGACAGGCGCAGACTTCTCATACGGCACAGTGCCAATGCGCCCCTCAGCGTTAGCGTCACGCATTTCAATCGAGTAATACGCCCCATCATGAAATGTAAGAAAAGCACCTTCCCAGATATGGTCATAACTTTGAGGGCGCTTATCAAAATCTTCTAGTCGCTGCTTCATCAAGACTTCAGGGAAATATGGATTGTCACGCCAATTCATTTCCGTAATCTTGCAATCATCAGGAGTGTCTACACGAAAACGCTGATGCGTAGCTGATAGCTTGCTTTCCGGGTTCCATGACACCCAGACTTCTGAGTTTTCTTCACGCACTGTAGGTAATAGCTTGTCCCACGCCATAGATGACACGGTTTCTGCCTCATCTACCCAACACAACAAAATTCTCGCTCTGGACTTGATGCTGTCTAGGTTTCTGCGCAAGCCAGCAAAAGTAAATTCAATGTTGCCGTCTTTGGAGCGGATGTACCGCTCTCCAACATCGTAATACTCATTTAGCCAGTCGTATGACTGGATAGCCCCAGCAACCTCAGTAAATGAACTATCAATCAAACTGTTCATAAACTCGCGTGCGCACAGTATCTGCCCTCTGCGTCCGCTGTTGCCCCACATAAAGCCTCGAACAGCCGCCATAATGGCAAAACTTCTGGATTTTCCAGACCCTCTGCCTCCATAGGCGCACCTATACCTAGCATCGCCAGAAAACAAGTTAATGAGCTTTGGGGGGAGCTCAATAGTCGCAACTTCAGACATGGATTAAATCCTGCCCTCAACAATTCTGAGCTTTTTAAAGTTGGGGTCATTCAGCTTTTTAATAATGACCCGCTTTCGGCCTTCGGAGTCTTCCCAAGCAACGCCTTCTTCTTTCATCCATTGCTCAAGCAAGTGCATGGGTACTGAGCCAACACACCATGTGTCTTTGGTTTTGCCCAACCCCATAGAGCGCGCCGTTTCAGTACGCTCTAAATACGGATCGTTAGAGTAGGATGTTCCTACTGTAAACGTGCCGTCATTGTTGTCCTGAAACTTCTCTTTGACTTTCATCTTTTCTTGGCCTCCCGCGCTTTCTTTTTACCTCGGTAACTTTTTCAAGTTGCACGCCTAATGTTGCTGCCTGCTCTTCCGGGATATCAATTACGTCACCCCGGCTGTAGCTTTTTCCATCAAGAATCAGCCTGCTAATTACTACTTTGTACATACTTCCTCCGGTTTTTAAAAAAGGGGGCGGCGAACCGCCCCAAATCCACTCACCACTTACGAGGTAGTGTTGTCAGCGATAATGCCGCTGGCCTTCTCATTCTTACAAATGAGGGTAAGCTCAGTGACAACCTGACGGCGAGTTGCATCGCCAGTCTTGGCAAGCTCTGCGTTCTTGGTGGGACGCAGTACGCCAACAGCCCACATATCGTCTTGCATGACGAATACATCACGGCTGCGGTTCTGTCGAGAAGGAACGAACTCGACCGTGCCCCAGGGCGTGACATATACATCCATGTGCTTAACGACTTTTTCGCTTTCAGCCTTGATGGACGAACGCTGGTTGTTGTTACCAGTGAACGCCAATGCCTTGTTCATTTGGAAAGCGCTGAGGTAAACCGTATCCGGCTCACCGCCCTGCTCCCAAATTGACTGCATTACATCATCAAACTTGGTTTGTGAGAAAGCAGTGGCAGTACCGTCATCGGTTCGGGCATCGCTACCATCTCCGGTGGGGTTTGCACCGCTGTTGCCGCTTTGGAAATTCACGTTAGTGATTAACCAAGCAGGAGCGCCAGCCAACTCGCGTGCAGTAGTAGAGTTACCAGCTACAGCAGCGTTGTTGTCAAACAGAGCTTTCTCAATATCGAGCTTTTGCTCTTTGGCTGTTTTGAGCATTTGATACCCAATTTCAGCCGCTCGGCCCGCTTTCTTCAGACCCTCATCCGTATCAGGGATGACGGTTGCGTTCTTGAAGATTTGCGTTCGGTTTTGACGACGTACTGTAGCAACTCGTGCTTCAGCAGTAGTCTCGTCACCTTCAATGTGCGCGTTAGTAGTAGCGGCGCGCAAAGCGTCCGTCTGCCACTCGTGCAGCGTGTTAGCAACCTTTACCTTTTGGCAGGCGCTATAGAAGGGGGTATCGCTGGGAGAAATATCGTAAATGATATCCTCAAGCGACTCTCGGATGCCGACAGCATCGTAACTGTCGAACGTATTGCTTAACTGTGCCATGATTTAAGTCCTTAACTCTGAAGTATTAAAGATAGAGCGTCTTCAATGTTCCCGCTCTTTTTCAGTTTCTGTCGTCCTTGTTTTGCATCGTTTTTAACAGATGCCACTTTCTTAGCTCCGGGCTTAACGGTTCGCTTTGGCTTTGCCTTAACTTTTTCGGCGCTCTTTGACTGAAGCTCCTGATATTTGATGGCGTCATGCAATACTCGAATTGCACGGTGGTCCATCACGGCAGAAATTTCGTCAGGTTCGTAGCCGTAAATTTCTTGACCCATGACCATAAGGCGATCACGAGTCTCGGCAGCCTTAACTGGCTCGCTAAACTCTGGTACTAAGGTTTGTAGCGTCTCCATTTCACGTTGCAAGTAAGCACGTTGAGCTACTTGTTCAGCCTGACTTTGCTGCGCAGCTTGTTGCTGTAGCATTGCCATTTGACTATCCCAAGCCGCCTTTTCCTCTTGATACGCATTGTTGGCGTTGATATACCCAATGGGATCACTTTCCTGCAATGACTTATCTGGAGGAGTAGGTGCCTGCAAAGCACCAGACTGCGCTAATTGCAGTGCTTGGCCTATTTGCTGGCGCTCATTCAAAAGGTTTGCGTAAACTGCCTCAGCTTCCTTTCGGAGCGCTGCTGCTTCTTGCATTCCCTTCTGGACATACTTCTGACCGCTGTATCCTTGCTTCAGATCCTCAAGGGTTACCTCTTCTTCCTTGCCGTCTACTCTGACGGTGTATAGCGGAGGGGCTGGGGCATCTTCGTCTGCTTCTGGGTCTTCGTAATCGTCCGGTAGTGCTACGGGTTCATCTTCATCGCCTTCCGGCTCTTCCGATTCTTCCGCTTCTTCAGCGACTTCGGTTTCTTCAACCTCTTCGCCTTCTAAGTCTTGCTCTTCCGCTTCAGTCTCCTGAAGGTCCGGCGAGAGAAGACCATTTACTGCGCTTTCTATGGTTCCATCGAATTGTGAGTCAGTCGTTTCCACGGTGCTTGTCCTCAGTGTCGTTTATCAAAAATCGCTTCATCTAAGATGATTTGAGCAATGCGATCTTCAATTTTACTAAGCGCAATAACAATGCTATGCGCGGTTTCCCGGTCCTCTATTGAGGAATGCGGGTTTAGGAAGATGTTGCTCTGATCTTCCTTAATGCTTTTTAGCAGGTACTGAAACGCCTCATCGTTTTGCAGGCGTCTAATCTCTGCCGCTTTTTCTTTAATGTTCATCTAGGCTCGGCCTGCAGCTGTTTGATGCGCTCAACATCTAGTGCTGTACCGTACTTGCCCAGAATCTCTGCGGCGCTAACCAATAGATCCTGATCCATCTGGTCACGCGCTCGATCATCATCCATTGACGCCTGCTGAGCCTGTAGCTGCAGCTTGAACTGTTCAATTTGGTTCTTAGCCTGTAGCTGCGCCATATCGGACTGCGCTTTAGCTTGGGTCTTAGCCATCTCCGCCTGTAGGTACGCTTGTGCCTGCGCGTCTTGCGGCTGGCCTTGCTGTTGCTGTGCCGCCTGCTGTTGCAGTAGCTGTTGCTCAATCTGCGGGTTCATTGGGTTAAAGTAGCGGGTGCTATTCCTGATCCCGTTGAGTGCCAGCATATCGGCAATAGTGTTGCGGATTTGCGTTAGCGTTACGATGCCATTTTGAGGGCCGTACTGGCCTACAATCTGCTGCTGCGTCTGGAACGCCTGCATCAAGGCCGCGAGCTTCTGCTCTTCTTGCCCAGTGCCTAGACCAACATTTACCGTCACATCCATCGTGACGTTCCATGAGCGCGGGTCAACAGGCACATAATCTGTACCGTTAAGACGCATCATTTGCTCTTCTTCTACATTTTCATGCGTCAGCTTCAGCATTAAAATGAATAGCTGGCGCATACCGCCTTCTGCAAGGTTTCGGGCCATGACCTCTATTTGGCCTGCCTGCGCCTGAACTGTAGCCTGAACAGCGGCAGCAGTAGTTGATTGCAGTGCATCTGGGTGCAAACCCATAGATGCTTTTGTTACGCCAGTTTTGTTTTCAATTTCTTGGTCAAAATACTGAAGAGCGCTTAACGTCTGGCCCGCTACGAACGGCACAGATTGCGCTGTGATTGCCCCAGGTTGCTTGGTTCTTACAATGCCGCCGATCTCGTTATTAAGTAGATCCTCAATATTCACAGCACCATCAAGTATCTCTATGCGCGGATTATTAGTTAAGGCGACATTATCCAAAACGCTACGCATCATCGCAGTCATCGCGTCTTGGTCGTTAATAATTAGGTCAGCAACAGATCGACCATAAAAAGTGTGAGGCTCTGGGTCTACCTCAAACACGGCAAATGGGATATGGCTGCAGGGCATATAATCTAGCAATTTATACTCTGCGCCGCCTAACGTAATCTTGTGGAGCATGGGTACGCCAGTACCGTCTACATCCATCTGCATATAGACTTCAGTAACTGCCACTTTTCGCATGGATGGGTCAGCTATGTCCTCATCCCTGTAATCCTCTTCGTAGCCTCGGCGCTCAAACTCTTCAACCTCAGAGAATGTGTCCTGATGCTGCAAACCACTTAGGCTTTTAACATCTTCGTAGTCAAAGCCCATCGCTAACAGGTCGTAGATGCGCATCTCAGTGCGATGTACAACAGAATATGCGTCCTCTAGGCTCCTAGCGTTCCTGTCAACGAAAAACTCTTCAGGGGGTACTGACTCTATACATAGCTTCCCGTGCTTCGTGTAGCGGCCTATAACGATGTCATAGACGGGGCTTTCAACCTCAACGCCTGTCTGGTCAACTTCAACCTCAATGCGTTGCGTCTCTTTCAGCACCTCTACATCTTCATCCGCTATGAGTACCTTGTACTCCATTTCGTTTAGGTCAGCGAAAGAATAGGTTTCCTGTTTTTCGTAATCTTCCCAGTACGCCTTTACAATGCCTACTTTTTTTACCAGCGCATCGTGGAAAGCGTCATTTAGCACACGGTAGCCGTTATGCTCGTTGAAGACGTAGTGCATATACTCGGTGGCTTGCTCTGCCGTAGCAACGTCCTCTGGGCCTCTGGGGACATACTCAACAGGCTTGTCGTGTGACAGAAATACGCGCATGAGAGACGGCTTTACGGCCCTCACGGTGTCTCTTACTTTGGTTGCTACAACCCTAGATCGCCCTTCTTCTTCACCAATATCTACGCCACCATCAAAATAGCGCTGTGACTTAATCCGGTCTTCTGCAATTTCAGACTCAACAAAATCAACAGCATCATCAACCGCTGAGGCGGCAATGGACTCGATTTCGTCTGGTGTCATCTCTTTCAACATAAATTATTGCCCCTGACCTAATAGACCAGCTTGCGCATAAACATTTCTAAGTATTGGTGATGTCAGGATTCCTGATCCCGGAACAGCCCTGATTGCTCTGCCGGGCAGCCCTGCAACCTGACCAGCGCGATATGCAGTCTCTCCGATAAGGCGCGGAGATGAGGCTGCGATGCCTGCCAGCATTTGCGGATTTAAACCGCCGCCCAATCCAACCCCAATCCCAAGGGCGGTAGGAGCCCGAGAAAGCCCTCTCGGGGAAATTTGTTGCAATGCTTGACCGGAAAGCGCAGGCATGACATCTACACCACCCTGCTCTTTGAGTTGATCTGCCAACTTAGCTCTAGCGCCATAGCCCGTGTTTGCGTTGTTACGCAGAATTGATTGCAGTTTTCTTAGCGCAGTATCTGGTAGCTTGGTCTTGCCTAAACTTAGCGTAGTTTCTAGCTGTCTAATTAAGTCAGATGCCTCTGCATAATCCTTCATTATGCTGGCATAAATAGGGTCATGCGCTCTAAGCTCTTTCCCAATGCTGTCATAAACTTGCTTGGTTAAAGCGTATTCAGCGGAGTCATAACCTTTATTTTTCGCTACGCGCTGCATGAATTGCCCAATGCGCTTTTTAAGGTCATCCATGCCAAGTGGAGTGTGGAATTCAACTGGGTCAAGCATTTTGTATTCGCTGACAATATCTTCAAGCTCGTCAAGCGTTTTTTGAACTTCTGGGTCGCGTATCTTTGGTGGGGCAGTGCCTGATTTGCCTCGTGATATGTTCGCCTCAAGCGCCCTAATCATTACACTATCTATACGCTCCATGGGCAGTGGAGTTTCTGACTTACCAAATTTTGCAAGCTCGCTTAAATACGCTTCTCGCCTGTTAGCGCGAATTTGCTTAACGCCCGCTTTTGCTGCATCCACGACATCTGTTGGGTCTACTTTTCCACTTATGTTCTGCCTGAACTCACTAGCGCTTTCACCGCCAGCTTTGCCAGCCTGAAATGCCTGCGAAATAGCCTCGTCGCCTGCGCCAGTAGTTACGCCAAGAGCCTGTTTTGTAATTTCGCCAGGTATCCTTGCCACAGCACCTACGGGTGCTGCCACAGCCGCTAACGGCTCAATCTTGCCTCCGATACGGCTAGTTGTTTCACCTGCCTTTCTAGCCGCCTGAGAGGCCATACCAGCCGTTTTAGCAACACCCAAGCCTCCGACACCCAGAACGGTAGAAAGGTCGCCTAAGACGCCTACAGGGTCGTTTTTGACGGTTTCCTTGGCGGCTTCCAAACTGCCATAGCGTTCAACCATCAATTCGCCTACTTTTGTGGCTAATTGCTCTGATTCGTCGCTAATCCCAAGACGCTGCTGGAAGTCATCGCCCAATCCAAGGCTGAGAGCGCCAGCACCTAACTGTCCGATTGTTTTTGCTGTATCAATCGGATTCATTACAGCTTCTGCAAGACCGCCGAAATACCGCGAGGCAGACTCCGGGATATTGCCTATAGTTTCTTCAGCAAAACTTTTTGGTTCTTCTGGGGCAGGGGCAGGCGTTACGCTACTTTGGCGCTTTGCAAAGGCAAATATTTGCCGCTCAGTAGCGCCTTCGGGATGCCTAACTGTAACGATTTCGCCAGATGGCGTTCTTACTCGTGTCTCAGGCATAAATTAATTCACAATTGAAAAGTTTGAAAAATCGTCATCATCAACAAAACCAATATCAATAGGCGAAAGTGGACGGCGAGCTAATCTTGAAAATCTATCTAAGCGACCTTCACTTAAAGCAGTGTTGTACCGTTTGACGATTGTTTCTTGCTTGCTCATTCTGTCTTTTAGCAGCGCCTGCAAGAATCCTTTGGTTTGACCTGGCTGGCCTGCCATAACCTCAATTAAAAACTGCCGTTCCGCTGGCGTATCAAGTCCACGCGCCCCGATGCCAAGCTCTCCAATTGCTTGGAAAACTTGCTGGCCTAACACAGCTCTCATTCGCAAAGTGTTGTCGCCTTTTTGCAGCCACTCTCCAAAAGCGTTTTGATCGCTGGCATCAACACCCAAACCTTGAAGCACCTTTGCCAATTCTGTTTTTGCCTCGCTGAATCGGCCCAAAAACATCGGATCATCCAATTTTGAAAGTGTTTGTTTTGTTCTTTCGTAGTTTTCTTCTGCCGCAAACGCATTGTTCACAAGATCGCGGTCATCTTGCGCAATTATTTTTTCTAGCTCTTTTTGGTATGAGCTTCCACCAGCAGCAGTTACACCGCCCAAAATATCTGAGGCAAGCGATGGGTTGGCTCTCACAATTTCTGCTTCAGCAAAAAGACCCTGATCCTCTAGGTATTTTGCTGTTGCGTTTCCTGATCTTTGTAATGCACGCTGCTCTTGTATCTGCTCAACCTGACCCTGTAGTGCGGCCTGATAGCCGCGATTAGGCTGCGAGCTTAAACCAGCTAAACCAATAGCTAATGTCTTGCGGTTTACTGGGTCTGAGTAGTAATCAAGCATCCCACGACCTAATCGAGACAAAAATCCGGGGTCTTGCGCCGCTACCGATTCGTTTTCTCCTTGAACTGAAATGCCGTTTATTCTTTGATCTCGGCCCCGCATATCAGCTTGGCCCATTGAATCAAGCAATCCTGCAAATCTTTTTCCCTCTTCATCAAGAGGTGCTGCACGCAATTCTGCGTTTGTTGGCCCTTTAGGAGTGGCAGGTGCCGCTTCCACAGCATTGGGGGCTGGTTTCGCGGCTGGTGCCGGTGGTGCCGCCGAGGCCGGTGGCGGCATGACTGTGTTAGGGTCGGTGTATCTGCCGTCTGGGTCGCTGAGATTGAACCCCGGCCTTACTGCAAACGGGGGAAAGCCCGCGTCAATCAGGGCGTTGTCCCGCGCAATCTCTTCCCGCGCAGCTTGCTCGTTGAGTTGCCGAGCTATATCAGCTTGATTTATCGCCCTTTCTTCAGGTGTAGGCCGCAAAGTTTCTGGAAATGGCTCTATAAGCGCCTCTTGCTTCGCCTTAGTGCGGCGCTGCCTTTCTGCGGCATCGTCCAATCCCTTCTTATAACGCCCCCATGCTTGTGGCGCTTGCGCAAAAAAATCCAGCAATGACATTTGCTTTGTGCTCATGTTATTTGCCTCCAAACATCAATTCTAATGGGCTTTTCTGCCTATTTTGCTCTTCAAGCATCTTCATTAGGCCGTCTACGTCGGCAGTTTGCTGTCCACGCGGCTGAATGACGTTGGTTTGTTCTAAAACAAACTCAAAAGGACTCTTTGCGCCCTGCCTACCACTAAAATTACTCATCAATCCCATCGCCTGATCAAACATATCTGGCGATGCAGTCGCAGGCTTAGGTATTGCCGGAGATGCTGGCGACATCTGTGGCGCTTGCATTTTTTGTAGTGCTTGCGGTGAAAGAGGGTTTTGTCCAACCGGAGACATAAGCGGCTGGTTAGCCATCTGCATGGCGGAACCACCAGCGGCGTTTGCCGTTTTGGTCGCCATAGAGTCTCTAATACCCATTTTGTCAAGGCCAAACTCAGCCATTTTCATTAAGCCGAATAGTGGATTCACGCAATACCCCCATAATTTACGCGGAGATAGCCATCTGGGAACTCATGCACAAGATCCGGCCTAGTCTCCCTAACCTCTTGCGCTATAACACCCATATCAGAGCCAGTTTTACCGACTATGCTCTTGGCTTGCTTCTTCCAATCCCATGCGTAAAGGTTGTGACCGCCAGGGGTCTTGCCAACTCTGCGAATGTTTTTCTTCAGCCTAACGTCAGACAAAGCTAACGATAGAAAGTCAAACACTCCGACATCACGAGACTGTGACTGCGGCGCTTGGGTGACGCCAAGAGCTTGCGCAATTAAGCCCATTGCGTTTTCATCTGCGCCTTGGTAACCGCCGTATTGCCCTTGAGGGCCAGCTTTGTCAAACAGTGACTGCATAAGCGCCTGCTGTAATGCGCCCTGCAAAGCCATGTTGTCTTGCAAGTCTCTACCCATGCCAAAGCCAAGGTTTGAAAGAGCGCCCAAACCTGAAGCAGCAGCTAATTGATTTTGAGCTGCCTGCATACCAGCGCCTTGATTAGCTAAAGCGGCTGCCAGCCCCTGACCTAGACCAAACTGCTGCGCTGCCCCATATGCGTTTTGATTTGCAATCTCTTGCTGCAATCTAGCTTGCTGATTGGCAATGCTAGTTTGAGCGCCAAGCTGTGCGTTTGTCATTCCTGCTTGCAAGTCACTAGCTTGATTAGCCAAAAGCGACTGCAACTGCTGCTGTGCGTTCTGCTGAAGTGCTTGCTGACGGCGAGCAACATCTTGTTGGCCCATCTGAGATGCAAACTGGAAGCCTCTATCGCGCAGGCCAGCCGCTGTACGCGCTCCGGTATCAAGTGCGTTACGGGCGATCTCCGCTTCCATCAACGCGCCTCTCGAGCCGCCAAATGCGCCTGCCGCTTGTGCTTGTGCAGCCGCTTGGTTTGCCTGCATCAGCCTTGCTCTCTCAATATCAGCGAGCGATGCGTCAATGACCTCGCCAGTGTAAGGGTTCATGAACTTTTCGCGGTCAGCTTGCTGGAATTGTGCCGCCTGATAATCCGTAGCGTTAGGGTCTAATTGCTGCGCCCTGACCTTTCCAAACCCGGCTCCGCCGCCCATCTTGCCAATCATGTAAGGGTCGTAGCTTCCGCCCTGCACATTCATAGGCTGGTAATTCATGGCGTCCTGCATACCGCCGTAGGCTTGTGTTAAACCTTGTGCGGACTGCTCAAACGCAT